CGCTGTGCCATATACCGATGACATATCATAACCAGTTGATATGATTGACGAATTTATTTCGCACGGCGTGAAACGGCTGGCACGGTTATTTCCGTCGAGCGGATATGTAAAGTAAACCGACAGCGAAAATGCCCAAACTCAATAAAATCAATAACTTACCGCTGTAAAGTATTCCGACAGGTTTGTACGGCCAGGCGATTGCGCAATAAAATCAATGTGTTACGCTGTCAAATATTCCGACACATGGATTTGCGCCGTTGATTATGTCGTATGGTATACCGTAAATAAATTGGTTGTGATTAAAATCTGGTACAGTTTATGCAGGTGATTGTGGGCGGAACTTTTTGTTATGCAAGCTGCGTGCCACAAACATTTATTCTGAAAAAGTTTGTCACCTTATTTTGATGGGGGGTATGAGGGTCACTGTGTTTACGCGCGCGCCCAAAAAAGCCCCTTTTTTACCCACGAGAGAAAAACCAGACCTTCTCATCTTGGGCAACAAGTTGCCACCAGCAGCAGAGCTGCCATCTTGGTCAAAAATTGACCGACCCCCAGCGGCAGAGCTGCCACTCAGACAGCAAGCTGTCATCCAAGCAGCAGAGCTGTCATCCAGCTACACCCCTAAACCATCCACCGTGCCGACCCACCCATACCATCCCACAAAATCCGCCACGACACACGCCACGATGACGCACACGACCACAACGCCCCGTACCCATACACCCCACCGCCCCGCAAATTTAAACGCCGTCACGACCCATTTACGCCCCAAATACGACCACATTTATTTAATCACCTTACCGCAAAATTTATACCTCCCTTTGCAAAAATAACTTGACAACTGAGTCGTGTTGTGTTAGTAACAACCTACGGTTGCGAAAGCAGGACAACCAAACAAGGAGTAGTAATGACTCAACGAGAAATAGAAACAACGCTGCAAACCATATTTACTGAACCAGCTAACTGCAAGTTCACACCCCGCGCCCCCAAAGCGGATTTGCGTGGTCTTGAGGTAACATTCACTTGCAAAGCCCTGGACGAAGTTGACCAACAGCGATGCAAACATTTCCGCTTGTCAACCATTGGTAGTGGTTGTCTGTTTCTTTACGACTTAACGCAATGCCTTTATTCGGAGATAGACCAATGTCAGCCTCGTTAGGTGGAAGACCCAAGATTGATATAGACACCAACGTTCTTCTAGACCTTTTGGAGCGTGGGGAGAGGCCTGCGTCAATAGCAGATGAACTCGGCTGCAGCACACCCACAATCAAAAAGCGCATCGCCGAAATCCAAGACAAACAGGGTGTCCTTCTCCAATACCGCAATTTACAAGCCCTCCATCTTACCGAGCTTCAAATTCGCGTCCTCGAGGCAATTACGCCCGATAAGATTGAGGAGGCTCCTCTTCGTGACCTTGTTGCCTGCTTCAAGATTCTCAAGGACAAGGAGCTCATTATGGATGGCAAACCCAGCGAAATCAAAGGACTTGTTGCCCACCTAATCCAGATGGAAAAGATGGAACGCTCCCTGACCAGCGGCAACAGCGACCTTATTGATAAGACCATTGACCTAGACCAAATTCCGTACAGCGATGCGCGTTACGGTGAGAACGGGGTGTTGCCCGAAGGGAAGTTCGATTCACTGTCCGCACTGGATGATGCGGCCAACGAGCTTGAATAAAGTCAATTTTTGACCTAGCTTAGACCACGGATTCTCAAGCTGGGCCAATAGCGGGGCACGAGAGCTTGACTGGAGACAGCAACATATTATTCCCCAAATCCCTTTCCTCCCACAATGGAAGGGGAATTTATCCTAGGCTGCCTTACGGCGTAGGCTCTCTGCCCCTACCTTATTATATACGCGTGCGCGTGAGGAGCATTTAACGTGAAGCGTTGCACGCTAACCCCAACTGAAGTCCAGCTGTTGGGTAAGCTGCTTGAGGGAATCGTAATTAAACCCTCTTCCAAGGCGCGAAAGAAGAACAACACCTGGAAATGCTGCAAATGCGGAAAGACATATTACATACACAGACATCATGTTACCTATAAGCCAGAGGTAATTAAACTGCTTTGCCGAACCTGTCATAAGTTCGTCACAAGCATTAACACGGCCGGTTCACTGGTAGCTGGCGGAAACAAGATTACCAGAACGGTCTATACAAACAAGTTGCGCTGGGCGCTGTGGGATTGGTTCCTCAAAACCGACTTTCCGAAAGGGAAGAAAGAGATAACCAAATCTGAGATGCGCGCGGTGCTAAAGGAAATTGGATTCACTATCCAACTAAGGTAGAGTACGATTGGCTGAACAAATCAACAAAACTGTAGTAAATAAGCTACTTGAATGGAAACACTCACCCTTGCAGTTTGTGACTGAGTGCATCCAAGTAACTCCTACAGAACAGCAAATCGAGTTGCTCCAGGCTGTTACGCAAGGTAAGCGTATAACAGTTCGTTCAGGCCATGGATGCCACGCTAAGGGCACTATTATTCATATGTACCCTTATGGTTTTAAGTTTGCTGAGGATGTTGAGGTTGGCGACCAGCTTATGGGAGATGATGGCAGCCCTAGAGAAGTTCTTGAGCTGTATCGTGGACGTGAAGAAATGGCACGTATTAAGTATCATGATGAAACATACTATGATGTAAACATGAGCCATAAGCTTGCCTTGGTGTGTACTAGTGCTTATAGGAATCAGTACAAGGTTGGCGACAAGTATATAATGTCTGTCAGAGACTTTCTTAAATTATCTCCGACTGCTCGCAAGGGATTTCATGGATATAAGGTAAGTGTAGATTACCCAGAATTACCTGTAGTAATTCCTCCCTACATATTAGGTTTATGGCTTGGGGATGGAGACTCGAGCAGGGCCCGATTGTCCAACACTGACGAAAAGTTGATTGCTATCTGGTGTAAGTTTGCTCAGACAAATGGACTGTCTGTAACTAGCTATGACAATAACATAAACTTTGATATAGTAAGGAGCGCAGACACAGATAATTTGTTTCTGAGGGCTCTTCAACATTACAACCTTATAAACAATAAGCATATTCCTAAGGAGTATCTATTTAATAGTAAGGAAGTTAGATTAGCTTTACTAGCAGGGTTAATAGATACTGACGGGTATTGCCGCAAGGCAAATAATTCTCTTCAGTATGAGATAGTTATGGCGAATAGGAGCATGGCTTACGAGATTCAGTTTTTGGCTCAGTCGTGTGGCATGCACGCTACCGTCAAAGAGTTTGTAGGTAGCTGGAAGTGGAAAGGAGAGACTCGCTATAATACTCACTACAAGGTAAGCATATCTAGAAATGTTGACATGATTCCAACACAGTTACCTAGAAAACAGGGCAAATCTACTGGAAGCAGAGTACGAAACCACCTACACTTTGGTTTTACTGTAGAACTGCTTCCTGAGGATAATTACTATGGTTTTGAAGTAGATAGAAATCATCTATATGTTCTTGGAGATTTCACAGTTACTCATAATACTGGCAAGGATGCCGCTGTGAGTTGGATTATTATCTGGTTTATGACTACCAGGCCATATGCAAAAGTAGCTTGTACCGCGCCAACAAACAGACAGTTACATGACATCCTTGTCTCCGAAATTTCTAAATGGCTGCGAAGGTCTGTGGTTAGCGAGGAATTTATAATCCGAAAGGATGCAATACAGCATAAAGATGCCCCAAAAGAATGGTGGGTAAGATTCATCTCGCCGTCTGTCAAGTCAACGAAAGAGGAGCAAGCAGAAACATTAGCTGGTCTTCATGGCGACCACCTTCTGATAGTCGCTGATGAAGCAAGCGGAATACCTGACCCTGTTTACATCCCTCTTGAGGGTGCGATGACGCAGCCAGACAACAAAGCGATTCTTATAGGTAACATGACCAAGAACACTGGCTACTTCTATGATACTCACTTTCACTCGGAGATTAAGCACGATTGGATAAGGCTTCACTGGGATTCTCGTAGCTCCAGCATTGTTGACCCCTCAATGCCTGAGTACTTCGCTAGGAAGTACGGCGTTGATTCTAACATATATCGCATCCGTGTCTGCGGCGACCCACCGCTTCAGGATGACACAGCACTGATTCCCCTTTGGGCAGCGGAACAGTGCATTGGCAAAGAGATTGTTGTTGCTGAGGATGAACCCTTATACCTCGGCGTTGACGTAGCAAGGTATGGTGATGACGCCTCTATTATTCTACCCCGTCGCGGCCTCAACATAATGCCCTGGGAGGAGTTTAGGAAGCTCAATACTATCGACCTTGGAGGCTTTGTCAACCAAACATACAGCGAGATTGGTGCCAGCGGCTGTGCCATAGATGTTATCGGTGTCGGAGCTGGCGTTGCTGACTGGCTTGAAAAGCACGGTATGCGTAACCTTTACCAAGTCAACGTAGCCATGTCATCGAGCGATATAACAAAATACAATCGGCTGCGTGATGAGCTGTGGTGCAGGGTGCGTGATAACTGCTTGCTTGGTAAGTACTCCTTTCCTGACCTTAAACGCCCTGGAGAAACCGAGTCACTCGGCAGTGCGTTGGCTAGTGAACTCGCATCAATCAGATACAAATTTAATGCTCATGGCGGCATTAAGGTTGAGGGTAAGATGGAAATGAAAGCTAGAGGAATTCCTAGCCCAAATATAGCTGATGCACTCTGTTTGACTGAGTACTTCTCAAATTCAGCGACAAGAGTATTCTCAAAGAATAAACCTGACTATGAAATGCAAAGAAGGTATGTGGACTTACACTACTCTTCGCAAAGTTGGATGGCTTAAATGAATGCGGAACAGAAAAGAAATCTTCTGGAAGAGGCTCGGAAGAGGCTCAAATGGGCTATAGAGGACGACCAAGAGAACAGGAACAACGCTCTTGAAGACCTTGAGTTCATTATGGTTCCTGGGGCGCAGTGGCCCAGCAGCATACGCCTCGAGCGAGAGGCAAATGGTCAGCCCTGCCTTGAGATAAACAAGATGACTGCCTTTATCGACCAGGTTGTTGGCAACCAAAGAATGAACCGGCCCACAATCAAGGTACTACCTGTTGACGATAAGAGTGACCCTGAGACTGCAAGAATACTTGGTGGCTGGATTAAGCACGTTGAACGCATCTCTGTAGCAGACGAGGCTTATGACCACGCTTTTGAACATGCTGTTATGTGCGGCTATGGTGCGCTGAGAGTTGTTACAGACTATATTTCTGACCAATCAATGGACCAGGAAGCGTATATCCAGAAGATTGACAACGCTCTCGCAGTTTACTGGGGAAGACATTCAAGATATGATTGCGCCGACGCTGATTATTGCTTCATTGTTTCCGACGTTCAGCGTGACGAGTACAAAGATTCGTATGGGCGCGAGCCAATGCCCTTCAACTACACAGATTCGCGCTACGTTGAGGGCTGGTGTACAAAGAATACCGTACGAGTTGTTGAATATTTCAGGAAAGTTAAAGAAACTAAGAAACTTTATTTGCTAGACACAGGAGAAACAACGGATAAGCCTGTAGCTGGCGATGTGATTGTGAAAGAACGTACAGTTGATGCTACCAAGATTGAGTGGTATCTGCTGTCTGGAGATGATATACTTGATTCAAGGGACTGGGGTGGCAAGAAATACATTCCTGTCGTACCAGTCTGGGGTAAAGAAGCTAATGTGGGTGGAAGGCGGCATGTCCGCGGCTTGATAAGAATGGGCAAAGATGCTCAGAGGATGTACAATTACTGGAGCAGTTCAGACACTGAGTCTATTGCGCTCCAGCCTCGTGCCCCTTTCATTGTCACCGCTAGACAAATTGAGGGCTACGAGAATATGTGGAAGGAAGCTCATAAGAAGAACTATCCTTTCCTGATTTATACCCCTGATGCCCAAGCACCTGGTGCACCGCAGCGACAATCTCCTGCACTAGCAAGCTCTGCAATGACTTCTCGTATCACTATGGCTGACCAGGAGATGCGAGATACCATCGGTCTGCAGAAAGCAAGTCTTGGTATGCAAAGCAACGAACGTTCTGGAGCAGCTATCCGAGAAAGGAAGATGGAAGGTGACACTGGAACATTTGCTTTTATTGATAATCTGGCTCGTTCTATTGCGCATATTGGTCGAATTCTTCTAGATGTATCGACTTCTATCTTGGATACGGAGCGAGTTGTTCGCATCGGCTTGACGGATGAATCTTTTGAGTTTGCTTCAGTGAACAAGCACGATGGAATGGATATTCTTAACGATGTAAGTGTTGGGACTTACGATGTTGTTGTTTCTGTCGGCCCGAGCTTTGCAACACAGCGTATCGAGACCCAGCAATCTATGAGAGAATTTATACAGTATGTACCAAGTGCTGGCCCACTGATTGCAGACATATATGCATCAACAATGGACTGGCCGCGGCATGAGGAATTTAAAGAGCGTCTGCAGCTTATGCTTCCGCCTGAAGTACAGGCAAAGATTGAGCAGCAGGAGTTGGAACGGCTTGGTCCTGAAGGGGAAGAACAGCTTGCTCAAATACAACAGCAGCAACAGCAAGGCCCGCCGCCCGACCCAGAAGCTATGATGCGTCTTCAGATAGAACAAATGAAACTGAAGGAAATGGAATTGAAGCTTGCCCAACAAGCGGAGCAACTCAAGTATTTGCAAATTAAGAACGAGATGCTCGTTATGTCTGGGAAGGAGAGTGTGAAACGAATTGTAAGAGAAATTTTGAGGGATGGAAATGCCAAAGGGAACGAAGGTGGACAATCTGTATCGCCTGCTTTTGGGCAAGGGGAAGTCGAAGGCTTCAGCAGCTAAGATAGCTCAAGCCAAGACTGGCAAATCGCTTAAGACAGGCAAGGCTCCAAAAGCTAAGAAGGGCAACTACCTTCAGAAGTTTTGGGGTAAGTTCGAAGAGGGAGATATGGCTGACGCAGCCGAAGCGTAAACTACTTAACCAGCTAGATAGATTCTAGTGCACCTGACCGAGGAGGTCTGTTATGTTAACAAATATGGAAGATGTAAAAGCTGCCCAAGGGCAGGTAATAAATGGAGTTGATAACCCGAACCTTATGAGCGTTGACTCAACTGAGCCTATCAAAACTACTGTTGATGCTGAGAAGGTTGCCGAGCTTTCTAAGGAAATTGTTGTCGCAAAAGCTGATGACAAGGACAAGAAGGTAGCGGAGGAAAAGAAAGATGAAAAAGAAACTACAGAAGGTAAAACAGAGTCAGCCGAAGAAGGGCAAAAAGAAGAAAAAGAAGTAGTGCCTGAGAAGAAGGCTGACGATAAAGATAGCGCAAAAGGCGAAGCAAAGGATGTGGAGGAAGGCGACGACGCTGCAGCCAAACAGAAAGCTATAGAGGCTATGAGTGTTGATGATGCTGACCTTCCCAAGTCTGTTCAGCGACGCTTTGATAAGCTGACCAAGATTCGCAGGTCACAAGAGAGGGAGCTCGCCTATAAAGAGCAACAAATTCAGCAACTCGAAGAACGGTTAGCACGCCTGGAAGAAGGTGTTAGTGGTAAACCGGTAAAGAATGCAGCAGATGATGACGATGAGGATATGCTTAACGCTGACTTCGAGAGGCCTGACAGAGATGATTATGATTTGGAAGAGGAATACATAGAAGCTCTAACAGATTATAAAGTAAAGAAAGCCATGGCTCCACAGCTTAAACGTCTTGAAGACGAAGAGAAGGAAAAGCGAGCTCGCCAGGAAATTGATGCGCACTTCGATGGGCTGGATGAGGTTCTTGCTGACGGAGAGGAAAAGTACGAAGACTTTACTAAAGCTGTCACAGGTAACTTTCCTTTATCTAAAGAAGCTGTATATGCCATCTTGGAGACTGATGCTCCGGCTGATATTCTGTACTACATATCTCAGAATAGAGATGTAGCGGATAGGCTTGCTGAAATGACGGAACGAAGTATGCTGAGGGAACTCGGCAAGATTGAACAAGAGGTTTTAAGTAAAGAAACTAAACCTATTAAACAACCCACAGCTGAAAAGAAAGCGGCTGTGTCTAAGGCACCAGAACCTATACGCCCTATCAAAACGGAGTCTGTTGGTCACTTCGACCCTAATAAGGCTTCGATGAAGGAGTATAGGAAGTGGCGCGAATCTCAAGGAGGATAACGAGAGATGGCTTCTAGTAATACTTTATTAACCCCTACGATTATTGCAAAGGAAGCTCTTATGCAGCTTGTCAATAGTCTGGGAATGGCGTCTAATGTCTATAAGGCATATAAGAATGAGTTCGTGAAGGTGGGCAGCACCATCACGGTAAGAAAACCTAACAAGTTTAGAGCAACTGATGCACAGGCTCGTAACAATACAAATATTTCTGAGCCTAGTACCTCAATTACTATGGCTACACAGTCCCACGTATCTTGGGCGTTTAGCTCAGTTGAGCTTACGCAGGTAATTGAGGACTACAGCAAACGGTATATTGCTCCGGCTGCTGCGGCACTGGCTAACAGAGTTGACTATGCTCTGTGTGGTTTGTATGCAGATGTTTATAATTACGCTGGTTCGCCTGGCACTACGCCTGGCTCCTTTAAGGTGCTTGGTGATTGTCAAGCAATTCTGGATGATGAATCTACCCCCGCTGTAAGGCGTGTGGCAGTTCTGAATCCTGACGCTAACTGGACGCTGGCTGATGCGCTGAAGGGTACGTTTGCTGCAAAGGTTGCTGACAATATTGTGACCAAGGGTTATCTTGGTACTATTGCGAATCTGGATATTTACATGGACCAGAATATTCGTCGGCATAAGACTGGTGTGTTTACTACCGGCGCAACTCCTGCGGTTAACGGAGCTGAGCAGACAGGAGCTACTCTTGCTACAAAGGGTTGGAATAGTTCTAGTTCTACTGTTACAAAGGGTGATATTTTTACTATCAATGCTGTCAATGCTGTCAATACAATGTCTGGAGAAAGTACTGGTAAGCTTCGTCGATTTGTCGTTGGAGCTAATACTACTTCTGCGGGTGGTAATATGGCTACATTGCCGATTGCTCCTTCGATTGTAGCTAGTGGGGCGTACCAGACAGTTACAGCATCTCCGGCAGATGATGCTTCTCTTAACTTTGTTGGAACAGAGGCGACTGAGTATCCTCAGAATCTTGTGTTTCATCCCAATGCCTTTGCGCTGGTAACAACTCCCATTGAAGTTCCTGCCAATGTGTGGGGAGCTAGAGAGTCTGACCCTGATACCGGTCTGAGCATTCGTGTTGTTAAGCAATATGATATTGATGCAGATGAGGAAATTATTCGTATGGACATTCTGTTTGGAACCAAGACCCTGTATCCTGAGATGGCCTGCCGGCTGTTCGGTTAAGGAGGTGACGTAATGAGTTACCTAGACAGAATATTTGAGACGACTAAGGAAGTCGTAACAATTCCTAATAAGGTTATCTTTAGTGATACAGTCACTTTTTCTAACGGTAGTAGTTTTACTGAGCCGTTTACCTTTGCGGATAACGTTACACTTGAGAAGGCTATAGCTGTTACCGGTACCTCAGCTTTTACTGGGGCTGCTACTTTTGCTGGGGCAGTTACTGTTGGCGGAGCTGCTACCTTT